ATGACACAGCATCGCATGGAAATTATGCAGCAGTTTGGTGATGGACTGCCTTATGAACGTGATCGCATTGTTCACGAAGCACGTTTTTATATGGCGCAGAGTGCTGAATCTATGCTGGAAGCGGGTAAGCGGCTGATCATCTTAAAAGAAAATGAGCCACACGGTGATTTTACAAACATTTTAGAAAATGAACTCGGACTTGCACCACAAGTTGCTCGCCGCATGATGCAAGCCAGTATGAAGTTTTTGGGAGAAGGTGATGAGCCAACAAAACGCTCAACGTTGAGCGTTTTGGGGAAAGCCAAACTGTACGACCTGATGGTTCTGGATAATGAAGAACTTGATGAATTGGCCGACGGCGGCACAGTTGCCGGCCTGACGCTTGACGACGTTGATCGCATGTCAGTACGTGAATTGCGTCAGGCCCTGCGCGAAGCGCGCGAAACCAACGCAGCACAACAGCGCGTACTCGCCGACAAAAATGAAAAAATAGATTCACTCTCCACCAGACTGGAGAAGAAATCCCGTATTCAGCCGCCTGAGCCTGATGAGGAGGTTAAGAAGCTGCGGGCGGAAGTAACAGCATTAGCGGTTGAGGCGGAATCTGCTATCGCCGTCCGACTGTCCAGCGCTTTTGAGACGCTGTGCGCATATTGTGCTGAAAACATGATTGATACCCCCAGAGACTTCATGGCAGGCCTGGTCTGTCAACTGGAAAGCACAGCGCGTAGCCTGCGCTCCACATTTGACCTGCCGGACGAGCCAACAGGCAATGCAGCGCCTTCATGGCTGACTGAGCCGACGCCACAGATTAACGGGCTGGAGGCATAACCAATGAATGCTGCCCTGACTGAACGACTGGTTTATGTCGCCCGCGCGGCACGTGACGCGGGGCATGGTAAACGCGGTGCAATATACGACGCTGCCTGTGCTGAACTTGGCATGTCCCGCGCCACTCTGCTGCGCAGGCTGAAGGAGGTCTCTGTGACTGATAAACGCAAAAAACGCGCCGATGCCGGGCGCAGCGCCCTGACCCGCGACGAAGCCGCGCTGATATCTGCCACACTGCGTGAGGCCACCCGCAAGAACGGTAAGCGTCTCTATTCCATCGCAGATGCAGTGGAAACCCTGCGGGCTAACGGCTTTATCACCGCAGGCAGAACAGATGAAACCACCAGTGAGTTTTTCCCGTTGTCTGAAGATGCCATCAGCCGTGCTCTGCGTAACTATGGCCTGCACCCGGAACAACTGGATGCCCCTGCACCACATACCGAAGTGGCCAGTCTGCATCCCAATCATGTCTGGCAGATTGACGCCTCACTCTGCACGCTTTACTACCTGAGCAATGGACATAAAGGGCTGCAGGTGATGGACAGCGCGAAGTTCTACAAGAACAAGCCCGCTAACCTTGCCCGTATCGCCAGTGACCGCGTGTGGAGTTACGAGATTACCGACCATGCCAGCGGCTGGATTTACGTTGAGTATGTGACGGGCGCGGAATCAGGTGAGAACCTGTGTTCTGTGCTTATCAACGCCATGCAGGAGCGTGGCGGCGCAGACGTGCTGCACGGCGTGCCGAAAATACTCTATCTCGACCCCGGCTCGGCAAACACCGCGGGTATGACGAAAAACATGTGCCGCTCACTGGGCATCGACCTGATAGCGCACAAGCCGCATAACGCCCGCGCCACCGGACAGGTGGAAAAGGCGCGTGACATTATCGAACGCAAGCTGGAGCCGGGGCTGAAGTTCCGGCCGGTTCACAGTCTGGAAGAACTCAACGCGCTGGCCGCGAAATGGCGCAGCCACTTTAACGCCACGGCTGTTCACAGCCGCCACGGTAAAACCCGCACGGATATCTGGCTGAAGATTACTGCTGAGCAGCTGAAAAAAGCGCCTTCCGTTGAGGTATGTCGTGAACTGGCTGTGGCGGCACCAGAACTCCGCAAAGTCACGCCAAAACTTCGTGTCTCGTTCCGGGGCACTGAATTTGACGTATCAACGGTACCGGGCGTACTGGTTGGTGAAAAACTGATGATTACCCGTAACCCATGGCGCAGCGATGTGGCACAGGTGGTTCTGACCGGTGAGGACGGCCACGAGACGTTCTTCCTGGTCGAAGAGGTCAGAAAGAACGAGTTTGGCTTTGCTGAAGGCGCGGCGGTATTTGGCGAAAGTTACAAAGCCCTGCCGGAAACCTCGGCACAGATGGCGGCAAAAGAAACTGAAGCGCTGGTTACCGGTACAGACAACGCCGCAGATGCAGCCGCCGCACGCAAGGCGAAGGCGCTGCCGTTCGGCGGGCGGCTTGACCCGTATAAACATATCGACGACACCACACTTCCGGCCTATATGCCGAAGCGTGGTCAGGCCTCTGACGTACGCGGGCCGCGCACTGAACAACGTCCCATGACTCATGTGGAGGCCGCGAAAGCCCTGCGCGATAAGTTCAGCGCCGACGGCCTTACCTGGACGCCGGAACATTACCGCCAGTTAACGGCACAGTACCCGGACGGCGTACCGGAAGCTGCACTGGATGAAGTCATGGCCACGCTGACCACGCCGGCACGCAGCAGTGTTATCAGCATTGTTAACGGCAACTGAGGAGGAAAACATGCTGGTACTGAAGCAGCAACTGAAAGAGGCCCGTATCCCACAGGCGGTGGTGGCGAGAGCTGTCGATGTTTCTGAGGCCACGCTGGCCCAGATTGTGAATCATAACGCGTGGCCCCGCACCAGCCCCGGAGAAGTGCGCCGGCGTCTTGCGTCCTGGCTGGAAAGTCAGGGGATTGATACAACGAAGAGTTTTGATGCTGTACAGGGCGCAGCCACGCCCCGTACAGCGGGTACCACAGATAAAACGAGCCTCAGTGAGGAAGAGAATATGTTACTCAAAAAACAGGTGTTATTTCCAGCAACCAAAAAAGCGTTTGGTCTTTTCCGTGACCCGTTCGCCGATGAAGCCATGCAGGGTTCTGATGATGTGTTCACCACCCCGGACATTCGCTACGTGCGTGAGGCGTTGTACCAGACAGCCCGTCATGGTGGGTTTATGGCCGTCATCGGTGAGTCCGGTGCGGGTAAATCCACGCTGCGCCGCGACCTGACTGAACGTATCAACCGCGAGAATGCGCCGGTAATTGTTATCGAGCCATACATCATCGCTATGGAAGACAACGATGTGAAAGGGAAAACCCTGAAGGCAGCAGCGATTGCCGAAGCCATTATCAGTACCATCGCACCACTGGAAAGCATCAGACGCAGTCAGGACGCCCGCTTTCGCCAGTTGCATCGCGTCCTGAAAGACAGCAGCCAGGCGGGGTTCAGCCACGTTTTGGTGATTGAGGAGGCCCACAGTCTGCCCATTCCGACACTGAAACACCTCAAACGCTTTTTTGAGCTGGAGTCCGGTTTCAAAAAACTGCTGTCCATCGTGCTGATTGGCCAGCCGGAACTGGCGACAAAACTGTCTGAACGCAATATGGAAGTCCGTGAAGTCGTTCAGCGTTGTGAGGTGGTCGAACTTCTGCCTCTGGACAATAACCTTGAAGAATTTCTGACGTTCAAACTGCAACGGGCCGGTAAACAACTGACGGACATTATGGACGCCAGCGCAGTGGATGCCATACGTGCCCGCCTGAGCAATCCGGGAAGTCATCGTAAAAATATGGTCAGCCTGCTGTATCCGCTGGCCGTCAGTAACCTGGTGATAGCCGCCATGAATCTGGCCGCTGAAATCGGGGTTCCACAGGTCAACGCTGACGTTGTCAAAGGGGTTTAATAATGAAATCCACCACAGGTATCAACCAGCAAATCAGCAAAGTGCAGTCAGCCATTATGGCGCTTAAGGCGACGAACACGGATGTACAAAGCATCACCATCAGGGGTAACAAACCTGTCATCCGCGTTTCCCGGAGTGCGCATTGCATGCGCATGCTTGAGCAGGGAAAGGCCTGTTATCTGTATACCGGACATGACCACAGGGGATATTTCCGTCAGGGCGTTTTCGAACTGCACGGCTGTCGCGTCGTGTGGCCGGAATCTTTGTGGTAATCAGCACAACAGGAGGAGTCATAAAATATGGCAAAAAGTACAAAAGGGGCAAAACGTATCAAAGCCGCAGCAGCACTCTGGGTGCCGGGGACACGCGAAGAGGTCATTGAGGGAATCAGACTGCTTGGTGACGCGCAACGTGAACTGGTCAGGGCTGAAACAGAAATGAATGACACCATTGGCGACATCACTGCACGTTATGCCCCGCTCACCGAGAGCCTGAAAAAACGCATGGCCGAACTGCAGTCCGGTATCCAGACATGGTGTGAGGCGCACCGTGATGAACTGACCGGCAACGGGAAGGTGAAGTTCGCTAACCTCACCACCGGCGAGGTGCAGTGGCGAAACCGTCCGCCGTCAGTCAGCATTCGCGGGGCGGATAATGTCATTGAACTGCTGAGACGTCTGGGGCTTGAGCGCTTTATTCGTGTAAAGGAGGAAATAAATAAAGATGCCATTCTGAATGAAAAAGAGGCCGTGAAAAATATTCCCGGTATTTCCATTAAAAGCGACATTGAGGATTTTTCAATAATTCCTTTTGAGCAGGATGTGCAGTAAACACACCACGTTAATTATTTAATAAAAACATTTTCTTTTTTATTCCGGCGTCAGCGCCGTGGGCTTCTGCACGCCGGAAACAGAGGAGAATTAAATTATGATATTTAAATGTATTCAGTGCGAGAGGGATATAACAGCCCTGCGTTTTCACAGCGCCATCGCCGTGATGTCCGGTAAGTATCACATACCTGCAGTACGTGTCACCCTGGTCTGCCCGTACTGCAGCCAGCATTTTTCGGCGGACGTGCCCGTCATGGAATTCTCCCGCCCTGACAGGGAGGACGCGCAATGATTACCCCACAGGAAGCACGACAGCGCACCCGAACCCTTGTTGAACACTATGTCAACGAGTGTGAATGCCGCGACCTCACCGATGTGAATCACGTCCTGACGGCGCTAATCAGCATGGCCACACAGGCCATTGTGGCGACCAACGGAAAGGAGGCTGCCCTGCAGGTACTGATGAACACACTCACCCACACGGCAGAGCATGAGGTGCCGTACCGGATGGAAACCACTGCAGAAGGCGGCCTGCACATCACCGTCAGCCGGAAGCACTGAGGGCGCGGCATGACACGAAACACCGAACTCACCCGCACCGCCCTCTACCGTCTGGCCCTGCAGCGTTTCGGGCCGGACGCACAGGCCCTGAAACTGGCAGAAGAGGCCGCTGAACTGGCGGCCAGTGCCGCCCGCAACCTGAACGGACAGGGCAGCGAAAGTGACCTCGCGGCAGAGCTGGCAGACGTGGAAATCATGACAGAGCAACTGCGCCTTCAGGGGATGGACCGGCTGATTGACTTCCACAAACAGAAAAAACTGGAACGTCTGGCTGCACGACTGGGCGTGATTTACACGAACGAGTAACCGGGAGGCATTCAATGGCTGACATACTCAGGGAAATCACCGCATGGACACTGATTCTTACTGGCCTGGCGACATGCCTCAGTGCGGGGGCAGCCCTGGCTGCCCTGCTGATGCACATAACAACACAGTGGTTATGGGAAAAGCTTAAAGCAGCATACAGCCTGAAAGAGCTGTCCGACGCTGTCCGGGCATGGAAACGGCAGAAAAATACCGGAGATACAGAACAATGACAGACCAGAATAAACACATTGAGAAACTGAAAAAGTTGCTGGCGCTGGCCGCATCCGGCAACCCGCACGAGGCCGCTCTGGCACTGCGCCGAGCCCGTAAACTGATGGATGTTCACGGCATCACACATTCCGACATTGCTATGAGTGATATTGATGAAACCATCAGTCACTACTGGCCGACAGGCAGTCTCCGTCCACCGCGCTACATGCTGGGCCTGATGAACATCATCCGCGAGGTATTTGGTGTTAACTCCATCATTCACCCCGGCACGCACCCGTCTGTGGGGTTCTACGGCAACCGGGAACGTGCGGCACTGGCTGCATACACCTGGGAAGTGCTGGCCCGTCAGCTGAAAAAGGCGCGTCAGCAGTATATCAGTGCACAGAACAAAAGAATAAAAACCGCCACCCGCACCAGCCGTGGAGACCAGTTTGCCGAAGGCTGGGTGCTGGCCGTTATCAGTGAAATACAGTCCTTTGCCCTGACCGATGATGAGCGTGAACTGATGCAGCAGTGGCTGGAACATAAATACCCGCAGACGCAAACCACCAGGGCGCGTAAACCGGGAAGAAGCCGCAATGGCGACGCCTCGCGCTATGCGGGGTTTCGTGAAGGGCAGAACGTCAGACTGCACCGCCCGGTCAGTGGGCAGGAACAACAGAAACTGGAGGCCAGATGATTACGCTATCAGGTAACAGCCGGAAATTAAAAGCCTGCCGAATATCTGCCAGATACCTTTTTGCCCGCGCCTTTTTTAAGAACGTCAGGCCGGGGATCACAATTGGTGTTATTGCCGGACGCGAACAGGTTGAAAAATACATGTCAGGTGCATGGTGGAATAACGACCCTGTCATTGCTGCCCGTAATATTCATATCAGTTGGGGGGATATTCAGAATGACGGCTGAATCTGTTGTATGTGCCCTGTTCTGGTATTGTTTTGTCGGGTGGTGTACTGCTGAACTGCACCGCCGTTCAGGGTTTTATTCACGTTACAGTGGTGCCGGCTACTGGATTAGCTGGTCGGTGATGTTCCTGTGCTGGCCTGTGGCGCTTCCGTTATATGTCGATTATATCGGTGGCGCAGGTAAAAGGAGCAACGTTGATGCCTAAACAACGTCTTATCCAGCTCATTCATAT